CAAATACCAAATAGGCCACGTGGTGATTTATATGTATTAGTAAGAGTCAAGAACCACCATCGCTTTAAATTAGATGGGATAAATTTATATATAGATCAAAACATAAACGTTTTCGATCTTGTACTAGGCACAAATATTTTGATACAAACTATTCATAATAGAAGTATTAAATTAACTGTTCCTCCTGGTACTAATTCAGGCACAACTTTTAGTGTTCACGGACAGGGTCTTCCTGATAGAAGAAGTGGACAAACAGGCAATTTATTTGTAACTGTAAAGGCAATTACTCCAAAAATTGTAGATGAAAATATTTTAAACAAAATAAGAAAGATAAAGAATGAAACTGGTAACATATCCTAATAGTTGGTTAGAAAAAAAGGTAAATCCTTTTGATTTCGAAAAGCATGATGCCAAAGAAGTTGAAAAAGAAATGATAGAAATTATGGACAAGCACCAAGGTGTAGGTCTTGCCGCTAACCAAGTTGCTTTTGAAGGTCAAATCTTTGTAATGAAGCCTGAAGGATTAAAAGGATATGAAGACAATAAAAGTTTTGCAGTTATTAATCCAAAGATCGTAAAAGTAACTGAAGAAACTATTATAGGAGAAGAAGGGTGTTTAAGTTTTCCATTACTATACTTAAAGGTAAAAAGACCTTACGGTTTGGTAGTAGAATGTCTTGACTCTAACGCAAAAGAGTGTACACTAGAACTTGTAGGATGGAATGCTAGAATCTTTGGTCACGAGTATGATCATCTTTACGGAATAAATTTTATAGATAGAGTATCTAAATTAAAACTTGATATGGCAAAAAAGAAACAACAAAAGTTGATTAAAAGATTTACGGAGAAAAGTTAATGGTTGAACCCAGTGAAAGTTTACAAGGTGTATTTGATAAAGCAATTGATACTGCTAAAAAGTTAAATCACGACTATGTAACAATTGAGCATTTACTGTTTAGTATGCTTTGTGATGAAACATTCGCAAATGTAGTAAGTGGTTCGGGTGCTGATCCAGAATTTATAAAAAAGAACGTAGAAAATTATCTCAAAGTAAAATGTGATGATATAATCCGTACTGACAAAAGCAAAAAGTTTAAGCCTAAGAAAACACAGGCAGTAGAACGTGTGTTAAACAGAGCATTTACACAGGTTTTATTCAGTGGTAGAAATTTAATTGAAATACAAGACGTATTTTTAAGTATGTTCAGTGAAAAGAAAAGTTGGGCATTATATTATATCAACGAAGCAAAAATTGATAAAGAAAGATTCCAAGATTACATACATAGCGAAGTTGAAACTTCATTTGAAGATGAAGAAATGGCTGGTATGGCTCAACGAGCATTACGTTCATATACAACTAATCTAAACGCAGAAGTTGAAACAGGAAAAATTGATCCTGTAATAGGTAGAGTTGAGGAACTAGAAAGTATTGCCCTTGCACTTGGACGTAGAAGTAAGAATAATGTATTACTTGTAGGTGATCCAGGAGTAGGTAAAACTGCTATCGCTGAAGGACTTGCATGGAATATTGTTAATGGTGCAGTACCAGAATTCTTAAAAGATTATAGTGTATACAACTTAGATATAGGATCTATGTTAGCAGGGTCTAAGTATAGAGGTGACTTTGAAGAACGTTTTAAACTTGTAATGGCAGGATTAAAGAAGCGAGGTAACACTATTGTATTCATAGATGAAGCACATATGATAAGTGGTGCAGGTGCTGGTGGCGGATCAAACAGTAATGATCTTGCTAATATGCTCAAACCTATCCTTACAAAAGGCAATATTAAAGTTGTAGCAAGTACTACGTGGGAAGAATATAGAAAATATTTTGAAAAAGACCGTGCTTTAATGAGAAGATTTGCTAGAGTTACAATAGATGAACCTAGTAAAGAGATTACAAGACAAATTTTAATGGGAATTAAAAAATACTACGAGCAGTTCCATAGTGTTAACATCACTGAGGAGGCTGTAGATGCTTCAATCAAATTAAGTGTCAAATATCAGTCTGACAAAAAATTGCCTGATAAAGCAATTGACTTAATTGATTGTGCCTGTGCAAGATTTAAATTGAAAAAAGTTAAAGGTGACAAAGAAGTTACTGAGGACAGCATTCAGTTTGAACTTGCAAAGGCGGTGCAAATGCCTGTAGAACAGATTGCTGAAACTGAAACAAGCAATTTAGCAAACTTAGAAAAGAACTTGAAAGCAGAAGTTTACGGACAAGACGAATGTATTGATGCTATTACAGATAAAATACACGTTTCACAAGCAGGACTTAAAGAAGAAAACAAACCTGTTGGTTCTTTTGTGTTTATGGGTCCAACTGGTGTTGGTAAAACTGAAACTGCTAGACAACTTGCAAGTAATTTAGGTGTAAAACTAGTAAGATTTGATATGAGTGAATATCAAGAGAAGCATTCTGTTGCTAAACTTATTGGCTCACCTCCAGGTTATGTAGGTTTTGAAGAAAATGCAGGACTATTAATTACTAAATTACAAGAAGCACCTAATTGTGTATTGTTATTAGATGAAATAGAAAAAGCACACCCTGATGTTTCTAGTTTATTACTCCAAATCATGGACAATGGTTTTGTTACAGGGTCTAATGGTAAACAGGCAGATTGTAGAAATATTGTTTTGATCATGACTACTAACTTAGGTTCACAAGAAGCAGAACAAAATAACATAGGGTTTGGTGGCACTATGGAAAAAGAATACGAAGACAAAGAACTTAAAAAGTTTTTTCCACCAGAATTTAGAAATAGACTTGACGGTATAATGACATTTGGTAAACTAGATAAGAATACAATGCTTAAAATTGTAGGTAAGTTCTTAGTGATACTTAAAGATATGCTTAAAGAAAAAGATGTGTCAGTTACTATTACCGATGAAGCAATAGATCAATTAGTTGAGCAAGGTTTTGATAGCAAAATGGGTGCTAGACCTTTACAACGTATTATTGATAAAGAACTAAAAACTCCACTATCTAAAATGTTGCTATTTGGAAACCTTAAAGACGGCGGCGTATTAAATATAGACTATAAAGATGAAAAGTATATATTAAATACTGAGGTTAAGGAAAAAATAGCAGATGAAGTTTGATACTACATATAAACTATTCTACGACAAATACAAGTATAAACTACTTGTAAAGAATACCGTAGCCTTCATTTTTAGAAACAAAAGATTAGATTATTCAAAAACTAGAATTGACGAGATTCTAACAAATGAAAAAGAAGAAGGACAGTATGTATTCAAGTACGGACCACGTATTAGATTTGCTCAGTCAAGACCTGTTCCTGTAAATGACGCAGAGGATTTGACTATCATACAAACTACACTAGAACGTGGTGAAGATTTTATGGTAAGATGCGAAAGTATTTGGTTATCTGTGTTCTCTAATAATAAAGATTGGCTACGTAGATTTGGTAAGAAATTAAATGCTGAAACTATATTCTTTGCTCCACCTGATAATATAGACATAGACAAAAATACTATTATACGTAAAAGATCCTGGCCTTGGTCTATAAGGATTACATTACAAGGTAAAGGAGATCCTGCACTTGCAGATTGGTTAGTAGCAAACAAAGATAAAGCAAAGGCAGGAGATGCTCTGATACGAGATTTAAAACGTGGTTTTGACCTTAAAGGCCGTTATATATGGGTTAAAAATGAAGGTGCAGTTACTATGATTAGTTTATTTTTAGACAAAGGACTGCTTAGACAAGACAAAGTAGTATACGTAGAAACAGATAAATAGTTGTATGTCCAGCAATAGTACAATAATAATGAGTCAACAAACTCACCCGGGTGATAGCACAATTCAAACTGTCACTGGTGACAAATATAAAGGTGACGGATACTACGGTAGAGCCGATGGTTTCCACACGGTGCAGTATAATCTTACAGGATTTTTAGGCACAATTAAAATGCAAGGTACACTTGCAATTGACCCAGCAAGTACTGACTGGTTTGATATAACAGGCACAGATCATACACATGGTTCATCTGTAGATGGCACTATTTTTAAGAACTTTACAGGTAACTTTGTATGGGTAAGAGCAATAGTAAGTAACTGGACAGATGGCTCTGTGCAGAGTGTATTATTAAACCACTAGGAGGATTTATGAAGAACTTTATAAGCATAGTATTTGAAAACAAAGATGCTCCTGAAGTAGATGAATATCTTATTGATACGGTACTAGAATCAGCAGAACCTGGGTTATTAGAAGACTTAACAGATTATGAATCATACGAAACAGAAGGCGATAAAACAGTCGTTACAGTAGGATTACATAAAGCATTAAGCGAAGATGAATCCAGCGAAGTAGCAAATTTACTAGCAAATAAACTGTTTGATCAGGGTTATAGCAACTTCGATATAGAAATCAGCATATAGCATATATTGATAAATACTTGTAATACGTATTATGAGGTAATATTGCTATGACTAAATCTTTTAAAGACTATCTAGGTGAAATACAAGAAAGGGATTTATACCCTGAAGAAACCTATGAAGGTAATGACTTTTATTATGCTTACGGTGATATGTACTTCAACGATGACGAGATTGTTGACGAAGCGGAGTACAGAGGACGTAAAGTAAAACTTGGCAAACCTATGCAAGGTGACGTCAAGAAGTTCAAAGTATACGTTAAAGATCCTAAAACAAAGAACATTAAAAAAGTAAATTTTGGTGATCCTAATATGAGAATTAAAAAATCTAATCCAGCACGTAGAAAAAGTTTCCGTGCTAGACATAATTGTGATAATCCAGGACCAAGAACTAAAGCAAGATATTGGAGTTGTCGTAAATGGTAAAAATAAATGAATTCCATGATAGCGAACAGGACGACAATAAACTAAATTTTAGTATTGTTCACGATTTGCATACACATATGAAAAACGATCCTATGTTTTATAGGAAACAATATTACCCAACTATGTGTGGTTGTCAAGACAAATTGCAAAAAGGTGAATCTATAGGCCCAGAAGATTTAATGGATATGATTAACAAAGGTGTTAAGCATTATTGCAACAAATACGATTTACCTAAACGTCCAGATGATTTACTAGCACAAGAAGAAGTTTTATCTTTAGCAGAAAAAATCTATGGAGAAGAAATGGAGTCGATGAGAAAAGGTGATTACTAATGCTTCTAAGACATCTAACAGAGAATCAGAAGTCGGCTGTATTTGCATTCGGAAGACTTAATCCTCCAACAATAGGACACAAGAAACTAGTAGATAAAATTAAATCTATTCCTGGTGATCATTTTCTATTTTTAAGTCATACACAAAAACCAGCAACAGATCCTTTAACACATCAACAAAAAGTTTCATTCGCACAAAAAAGTTTTGGTGCAGATATTACCATAGGTAGTGATGGTGTAAGAACTATCATTGATGCTATGAAAAAATTAGAAAGTTTAGGTTATACAAAAATTGTATATGTAGCAGGAAGTGATAGAGTAAAAAGTTTTGACGAATTATTAAAAAAGTATAACGGTGTTGAATATAATTTTGACATTATTGAAATAGTAAATGCTGGAGAAAGAGATCCTGACGCCGAAGGTGCAGAAGGAATGAGTGCAAGTAAAATGCGTTACCATGCAAACAAAGGTGAGTTTGATGAATTCAAAGACGGTGTTGCAGGTGATGAAAAATTAGCAAAAGATATGTACGATGCAGTACGTTCAGGTATGGGCATAAGTGAACAAGACTTAGATGAATTAATTGTAAAACAGCAAAAGCCTAAACTAGATGTGCTTAATAATATTTCAAGCAGAAAAGACAATGAACCTTTTCCTTTAAGTTGGAATGCTAATCCAGATGAGATTACAGTAGGTGGTAAAATTTTTATTGCACCTGATCAAGCAAATAGATTTTTACGTTTTTATGATGGACAAGAAAAAGAAAATCAAGAACTAATGCAAAAGGCATTAAGAAGTGCAAAAACAACTGCTAACTTATTTAAAAACTTAGGTATTAAGTTTGATTGGAAACAAGATGAAAACTTTGCTGATGGTAAAAATCCTGGAGACAAAGGTAGTTTAAAAGCAAAAGTAAAAGGCAAAGTAACATTATCAAAAGCAAAGAAATTAAAATCTAAAAAGAACGCAACACCCAGAGATAAACAATTAGCAAATTGGTTTATTAATATGCACAAAGGCAAAAAGAAGAAAAAATGAGAGCAAGAGAGTTTATAAAGGAAAAATGGAGCAACAAGTATAAGAAAAGTATTAACTGCTCTAATCCTAAAGGATTTTCACAAAAGGCTCATTGTGCAGGTAGAAAGAAAAAGAAGTAATGGACATAGATACATTAAAAAAATTAGCAGGTATTAATGAGTTTCAAGGATACACTGAATACAAAATAGATGAAAATCCTAGCATTACTGCAACTGCACTAAAACAAAAAGAAAGAGATATGGGTATTAAGCCAGGAGACAAAGACTGGTTTAAACTTTGGTTTTCAAAACCTTACATGACAGGGCAAGTTCAATTTAGAGGGCGTAAAAAGAAATGAGATTCAAAGAGATTTCAGAAGGAGTAGGATTAGTCGTTCCTGGTGTAAACACAACACCAGATGTAGGTCCTAATGAAATCAAAAAGCAGGCCGCTAAACTTGGATTAAAGGTTGACAAAAACGGTGTACCAGTGTATACTATGCATAAAAAGGCTCACAAAAATAGTGATCCTAATAAATTATTTAATTTAGGTATGGCAGAGTCAAAAACAGATGAATGGAAAATAATGCCCCAAACAATTAAGCCTATGGGTTTAATACATAAGCCGGGCAAAGGTCCTAACAACAGATTTGATTTTAAAAACAAAGGTAATAATAAAGCAAACGAAGTAACTGCAAAAGAACTATCTAGTGCAAGTGAAATATACGTAGACATGGACGGAGTATTAGTTGATTTCTTTGGTCCTTGGACAAAACTTTTAGGTGTAAGTAATTGGCGTGAAATTAAAGACATAAATGCCGCACTACAAAAAATCAGAGATACAGAAGATTTTTGGATTAAATTACCAAAGGCACCTAATGCAGATAAGTTACTTGGAATAATAAAAGATATTAAAGGCGATTATACAATATTAAGTGCTCCATTGGCAGACGATCCTAGAGTAGAACCTAGCAAACGTGAATGGGCAGAAAAAAATCTTACTTCTTTTCCTCCAAAGGAAATTATCATAAACTCAAACAAGGCAAAATATGCCACTCAACCAGATGGCACACCTAATATATTGATTGATGACTTTGGAACTAATATAGCCAAGTGGGAAGCGGCAGGCGGTGTTGGATTCAAACACAAGGACCACAAATTTGAAAGGACTGCTATGAATTTGAAAAAATATTTTGAGAAGCCTGCAAATGAACGTGAACTTTCTAAAGGTGAAGAAAAGGAAAAAGAACGTATTGTAAAAGGTATGAAAAAAGCAACTAAAGATTTCAAAAGCCGTTATGGTGACGATTATAAGGCGGTTATGTATGCTACTGCTACAAAACTAGCAAAAGAAGGCTACGACCTAACAGCAGACGGATATGAGCATTTAAACCACCATCCTTTAACACAGGGTAAAGCACCTCCACAAGTAAAAGAGAATGATTTAAATGAATTTGTTGAAAAAGAAGGTTACATACATATTGGAATTTTAAGACCTGTACAAAGACACAGAAGTTGGGATAAGTTAGCAAAGCAGATTGAAAGAGTTACAGAAGGTAATTATGCACCGCTTACAATAGACAAACTAGGCTTTATTGTTAATGGGCATCACAGATACGATGTGCTTAAAATGATGGGCGAAACACAGGTAAAAGTAAGACTTATGAAGGGTACTTTAAAAGAAATATTAAAGTTAATGCAGGATAAATAGTACTATGCGTTTAAGAGAACTTACAAGTGTTAGAGAAACTGCTACACCAGGTGCAACTGTGGCTGGTAATATTGCTACTGTGGCAAATCCACATATTGCAAACAGCAAAAAGAAGCCTAAAAAGCAGAAACCAACTGATAATGCACTAGATATGAAAGATGTCTCTTTATTTGGTGCGCCGATGAAAAGAACATAAATACTAGTAAGGAAGTGATAAAATGAGCAAAGAAGAAAAACAAAAACTTAGAGAAGGTTTAGCAGATATGGCTCAAAAAGTAGAGTCAGATCACGAAGTGCAAATGGCTAGATCAGATCTTTACAAGACTGCAAAATATTCAATCAAGTTACACGAGATGCTTAAAAATGTATCTGAAGCAGAAGGCTTAGATGGCTGGGTAGCGGCTAAGATTACTAAAGCGGCAGACTACTTAGGTTCAGTTTATCATCACTTAGACTATCAAATGAAGTACGAAGAAGCAAGTATCGGCGAAGGTAAAAAGAAAGACCAAGACGGTGATGGCGATATTGATTCAGATGATTACATGAAAGCAAAAGATAAAGCAATCAAAAAAGCAATGAACAAAAAAGACGAATCAGTGTTTGTTGCATACAAAAATACACTAGCATCACAATTATCTAAAAAACTAGGAGAGTAAGTTGAAACTTGAGGACTTAACAGAAGAGTTCGAAGGAATCAATGAAGCACCCCCAGGCGGTTGGCTCAATACCAAAGCGATTGCAGGTAAGGCCGATCAAGCAGTACGTACTGGAGCAGTAGGTAACTTCCTAGGTAAATTAAACAAAGCAGTAAATAAAAAGTTTTCCAGAGGCAGTGATATGAACGTGCCTGATGCCGGTATTAAAGACAAAGAAACAGATGATTATATTCAAGGCAAACAACCCGCAACAGCAAAGCCAAATGCTAAAGCATCTGCTAAAGCATCTGCACCTAAAGTAGGAACTGTTAAACCAACAGTGGCTAAAGAGCCACCAGTAAACAGTCCAGACAAATTAAAAGTAGGCAGTGGTTTTAATAGTAAAGGTGTAGTATACACTTGGACAGGTACAGACTGGAAATCAACAGATGGAAAAACAACACTCAAACCAAATGATGGGTGGAATAAATTTAAAAACGCTCAGTCAAAAGGACAAGCATTTTTAGGTGATAGTTATAATCCATATTTTGATCCAAGTATTGCAGAGGCACCTCCAGCGCCAGGAATGGATCAAGCACCAGCAAAACCAGATCCAAAAGTTACACAACAGGTTGCTCAAAAGGCAACTGCGTTAAAAGGTGTAATGGGTGGTAAAGGCAGTGGTGCAATGGTGGCAAAAGGACTTGATAAAGTTGCCGCAGGAGAAACACTACCACCAAATATTATCAAAGCAATAGCCCCGTATGCTCAGGGCATCCAAGCAATACTTTCAAATCCTCAACTAATGACCAAGTTCAAACAGTTGATGAAACAAGCACAATCTCAATAAATAAAATAAATACTATTATTAATTAAACCGAGGAGTACTATGGCTTTTCTAGTGCATAACCTACCGCCAATTGAAGTATATGTAAAGAAAGAATACTTATACGATTTGCAAAAAGGTCATGGGGAACTTACTCCTGGTATATGGATTAGTATAAGAAGCATACAAGGTAAAGCACTTTACTTCGAAACATTACTCACAGAATATGGAGCACTATTTGATAAACTACCAATCAGTGCTTTTGTGTGGAAAACAGATTACAATCCTGAAGATCAACTTTCGTTAGATACATTACAGATATGGGATTGCTTTGATTACGATATCACAGTAATTAAAAAACCAATGTTATGTGATTGTGAATTCTTTGGCAAAGATAAGAAAATGCACAAGGGTGAATATATGTTTACTCTTGATACTTGCCATAGAGATAACAACACAATAGATACTAACTTTTCAGAACACGATCCTGAACACAAATCCTTTAACGTAATTAAATTAGACAATGGTCAATTCGCGGCTCAACCTAACAATAGAGTTATTTGGACTGATCAAAGTTTAATCCCTGAGAAACGTTTGATGCCAGACTTTAAAGTTTGTTCACAAAACTATACAGTCGAAAACACTCCTAAATGGTCAGTAGGTCATACTGACGAATGGCAATACAAAACAAAGGACGAGGAAAGTGGATCCAGTTAAACGCAAAGAAGCATATAGACTTTTTTGGATTGTAAAAGGACATTTTAACGCCACAGAATCTTGTATATTAGGTTGCTATGATAGTTATTTAAAACGTGTATGGTCAAATGAAGAAGCATACATATATGAAGAAGGTTTTGAGGAGGCCTATGCAAAAGTAAATGGCAACGATATATGACGATACAGAAGAAGACATTTATTGGCAGAACGCAGACCCTGACGAACTTTGGATATACGACAAATTAATTTTATCACGTAAACTAGGATATACCTGTGGTCCAGCAGGTATAGATGTACCTAAACCAAACTTTTATATTGTTAAACCTTGTGTCAATGTACTAGGACTTGGACTTGGTGCTAAAAAAGTTACACTTGAAAAATACACAATGCATTTACCACACGGAAGTTTTTGGTGTGAATGGTTTGAGGGTAGACACTTGTCTGTAGATTATAGATATGGTGAGCAGTGGTTGTGTGTAGAAGGATTTAAAAAGAAAAGTACTTTAATTAAATGGGACAAATGGGTAAAGACAGATGATGTTGTACCTTTGCCAAAAGTTTTAGAACAGTTCAAGAACAAACCAATTATCAACTGCGAGTTTATTGGTGGGAAATTAATTGAAGCACATTTTAGATCCAATCCAGACTTTCCGGACAATAGAAAAGAATTTATTCCTGTGTGGGAAGGACAAGATAAAAATCCTCCTAAAGGTTACCAATACATAGATTATCCAGATGTCCATGGACGTATAGGTGCTTTTATTAAATACTAGCATGGACCCCCACGTACAGCATTTACAATTTTTGGAAACAGCAGAAGTGTTTACAGGAATGTATCCTGATGCAGAAGTTGTCAGACCAGTTCTTACAAGTAAGATAAAAGAACAAGGTGATCAGCAATATAGAAAAACAAATGTAAAAGCAGATATGACTAAATGGACAATGCAAAACGATGTTGAGTTCAAAAAAATTATAGACTTTGCTATTGAGTTGATTACAAATGGATCTAATCCATTACCGCAAGGTGAATTTTTTGCAACTGATTGTTGGGGTGCAGTTTATAGACAAGGTGAAGAAACTTTACCACACGCACATCATCCTGCTACATGGAGTTTTGTTTATTATGTAGATGCTAGTCCATTTTGTGCACCTTTGGTATTTCCTACTGCCGAAAGAGCAATTAAACCAGAAACAGGTTTAATTATTATTTTTCCAGGTTGGGTAAGTCATAGTGTGCCAAAACAAGAAATTGATAAAGAAAGAATTATTGTAAGTGGAAATATTGCAATTAAAAGACCACAAGCAACTTGACACAAAGAGAATTATAGTATATAATACAAACACTAATTAGGAGAAAACAATGAGCGATAGAGTATATGGAGCCGAAGAGAAAGCAAAACTTGAACGTCTCGTAAATGAAGGCGTAACAGTTATGCAAGAAGTTGAAGACCTTAGCATGGGTCTTAAAGATACTGTAAAAGCAGTAGCAGAAGAACTAAACATCAAACCAGCATTGATTAACAAAGCGATCAAAGTTGCACACAAAGGTGACTGGGGCAAAGTTTCAAGTGATTTTGAAGATTTAGAAACACTAGTTGTTACAGTCGGCAAGGACAAGTAAGTTTTGAACGCGGTAATTAATTTTTGGAAAATAAGTTATAACACAGATCCAATAGCATTTTACTTTGAAATGGTTAGTGCAATAGCAGTAATCATAGGAAGTGCTATTCTAACCTGGACAGTTTTATTACCACGACCTGATATTTTTATTCCATTTTATTGGATAGGTAGTGTAGCAGGATTTATAGGAGCATGGCGTAGAAATAGTGCTTGGATTGTTGTACTTACCGCGTGGTTCATTACTATGAACACAATAGCACTTTGGAGATTGTTTGGATGATTTATATGGTTGACATAGACGGAACTATATGTTATACTGAAGGTAATAATTATGAAGATAGTCGACCAATACAAGACCGTATTGATCACTTTAATAAGTTATATGAAGAAGGCAACGAAATACATTATTGGACAGCCAGAGGAGCAAAGTCAGGCACAGACTGGCAAGGTTTTACAAAGGCACAATTACTCAGTTGGGGAGTTAAGTTTACTACCCTTAAATTAGGCAAACCACATTACGATATATGGATAGATGATAAGGCACAAAATGACAAAGAATATTTTAGAAACAAAAGGTACACAGGCTAAACCATATCAAGGATTAGCATGGTTGTTTACCGCTACACTAATAGGAGCGGCAACAATGGCGGCATTTAACTTATACCCTTGGTATAGTTATGCATTTACTGTTTCCAACTTGGGTTGGGTATTAGTAGGTTATCTTTGGAAAGAAAAGTCCTTGATTGTTTTAAACGCAGGACTTACAATAATTTATATTATTGGTCTAGTCAGTGACTGGATTTATTAGAGCAAGGTACAGTCGGCCACAAGCGACAGTTTGGTATTTGTCAGCCTCAAATGACATACAGGAGAAAAAATGAGTTACGTAGATGCAATTTTTGATCGAGACCAAGACATTATTAGAGTCGTTGAACGTAAAGATGGCAAAAGAAGTTATCAAGAATTTCCAATAAAATATACATTCTATTATAAAGATCCTAAAGGTAAACACAAAAGCATCTTTGGTGATCCGCTTACAAGAATAGTTGCAAGAAATACAAAACAATTTAGAAAAGAACTTGCTATTAACAAAGGCAAGGACTTATTTGAAAGTGATGTCAATCCAATATTTCAATGTTTAAGTGAAAACTACTTAAACGTAGATGCTCCTAAACTTAATGTAGCATTTTTTGATATTGAGACAGACTTTGATCCAGAACGTGGATTTGCTGATCCAAGCGATCCGTTTATGCCAATTACTGCAATCACTGTACACTTACAATGGTTAGACGCACTTGTTACGTTTGCTATGCCTCCTAAAGGACTTACTATGGAAGAAGCAAAAGAACAAGTAGCAGAGTTTGATAACACATATCTATATGATAATGAAGGAGATATGTTACAAGCATTTTTAGACAGTATTCAAGATGCAGATATTTTAAGTGGTTGGAACAGTGAAGGTTATGATATTCCTTATACTGTGAATCGTGTTGCTAGAGTTTTAAGTAAAGATGATACAAGACGTTTTTGTTTATGGAAACAACTGCCTAAGAAAAGAGAATTTGAAAGATATGGTCGTAAGAGTGAAACTTATGATCTAGTTGGTCGTGTACACTTAGATAGTTTAGAACTGTATAGAAAATACACATATGAAGAAAGACACACTTATAGACTTGATGCTATTGGTGAAATGGAAGTTGGTGAAAATAAAACAGTTTATGAAGGTACATTAGATCAACTTTATAACAATGACTTTAAAAAGTTCATTGAATATAATAGACAAGACGTTGCACTACTTGATAAACTTGATAAGAAACTAAAGTTTATTGATTTAAGTAATGAACTTGCACACGCCAATACTGTGTTGCTACAAACTACTATGGGTGCTGTCGCAGTTACAGAACAAGCAATTATCAATGAAGCACATCATAGAGGACTACAAGTTCCTAATAGAGTACACAGAGAGCCAGGTAGTGATCCGGCGGCAGGTGCTTATGTGGCGTTTCCTAAAAAAGGTGTACATAAGTGGATAGGTTCAATGGACTTGAATTCACTATATCCATCTGTTATTAGAGCATTGAATATGGATCCAGCAACTATTGTTGGACAACTAAGGCCAACTGATACACAGGCATTCATTGAAGATCAAATGACATTACAGAAAAAGTCATTTGCAGGTGCTTGGGAAGGTAAGTTTGGTACACTAGAATATGAAGCAGTAATGGAGAAACGTAAAGATGTTGACATTACTATTGATTGGGAGAATGGTGATGCACAGGTTTATAGTGCCGCAGAAGTTCATAAAATTATTTTTGATAGCAACAATCCTTGGATGCTTACTGCTAATGGAACCATACTTACAAATGAGTTTGATGGAGTTATACCTGGACTACTAAAACGTTGGTATTCAGAACGTAAAGAATTGCAGGCTATGAAAAAGAAAGCCATTGAAGCAGGTAATAAAATCGAGATTGCGTTTTGGGATAAAAGACAACTTGTTAAAAAGATTAACCTAAATAGTTTATATGGTGCAATTCTAAATCCAGGATGTAGATTCTTTGACCCACGTATTGGACAATCTACTACACTTACTGGTAGACAAATTGCAAAACATATGGCGGCAAAAGTAAATGAAGTTATTACAGGTACATATGATCACGTAGGTAAGAGTGTGATATATGGTGATACAGACTCTGTGTATTTTAGTGCATTTCCTATACTAAAGGCAGACATAAACAACGGCAATATTCCTTGGACAAAAGATAGTGTTATTAAGTTGTATGATCAAGTATGTGGAGAAGCAAACAAATCTTTTGAAGACTTTATGATGAAAGCATTTCATTGTCCAAAGAGCAGATCAGATGTTATTGCGGCAGGTAGAGAAATTGTTGCAGAAACAGGATTGTATATTACAAAGAAAAGATATGCCGCACTAATTTATGATGAAGAAGGTGAACGTAAAGACGTTGAAGGTAAGCCAGGTAAAGTAAAAGCAATGGGTCTTGATCTTAAACGTTCTGATACTCCTGTGTTTATGCAAGAGTTTTTAAGTGAACTTTTGATGATGGTGTTGCAAGAAAAAACTGAAAAAGAAATATTAAATCGTATTACAGAATTTAGGACAGAATTCAAACTAAGGCCAGGTTATGAAAAAGGCTCACCTAAACGTGCAAATAAAATTGGCGAGTATTTAAGAAAAGAACAACGTGATGGTAAGACTAATATGCCTGGACACGTTAGAGCAAGTATCAATTGGAATAATTTAAAACGTATGAACGGTGACAAATACAGTCAAGAAATTGTTGACGGTATGAAAGTTATTGTTTGTAAACTTAAACAGAATCCATTAGGTTATACTAGTGTTGCTTATCCAACAGATGAACTACGTATTCCTGATTGGTTTAAAGAACTTCCATTTGATGATGATGCAATGGAAAGTACTATTATTGATAATAAACTAGACAACTTAATTGGTGTGCTAGAATATGATATTAATAGTACACAACAAAAAAATACTTTTAATAACCTATTTGACTTTGGGGAGTAATATGAAACTTAAAAAAGAAAGAAATAAACTTGAAAGAAAACTAGATGAGTACAATCATACTATGGAACTAATTAGAACTATTGTACCTATTGCAGTTTTAGTTTTACAAGTAATAATTTTAATGAAGTTGGTGTAATATGGCAACACATGGAATGATAGACTTAGAAACACTTGGAGTTAATCCTGAGTGTGCTATCCTTACAATAGGAGCAATAAAGTTTGATCCTTATAAAGAAGAAGAACCACATTCAGGTCTTTATCTAAGAGTAGATGTTGATGAACAAACTGCTATGGGTAGAGAAGTAGATGAAAACACTTTAGAATGGTGGGGTAGACAAGAACCACACATTAGGGAAGAAGCACTAGGTGATCATGACAGAGTAAGTGTTGATGAACTTACTAAAACATTAAACAAGTGGTGCGTTGGTTTAGATGAACTTTGGTGCCAAGGTCCTTTGTTTGATTATGCTATCTTACAAAATTTATACAAGCAACTAGGCAAACCAGCACCGTGGAACTATTGGCAGATACGTGATAGTAGAACTGTGTTTAGTATGATGCCAAGTGATCCACGAAAAGCAATACAAGAAGATGCTCACAATGCCTTGGCAGATTGTTATTACCAAGCAAAGTGTATACAGTCTACTTTTAATCATTTTGGAGTAAAGAAAAGATGAGATATCAAGCAGAAACTTGCAAACTTGTAAAAGGAAAAGATACTATACAATTTGTTTTAAAAGAAGAAACTGCTCATATCACTTACTATTATGTATATAATGATTTCAAAGAAGAATTAACTTGTAGTGTAAATGATGCTAACGATAGATTTGAAAATGCAATAAAGGCAGGATATAAAAAGAAATGAAAGATCATCTAATGGTACAACAACAAGTAGATAATGTATGGCAACATATGGTTGGTGTTATTTGCCTTAACTTAACTAATCGTAAACAAGTTAAAGCAGTACTGCCTAAGTTCTTTGCTAAATGGCCTACACACAATGCCTTACTTCATGCAACTAAGAATCAAATAGAAGAAGTAATTGCTCCATTAGGTATGCGTAAAGTAAGAGCAGAAAGATTGTATCGAATGAGTGAACAGTTTGGTGATTGGGATGGAGAAGATGCTACAGAACTATATGGCATAGGCAAGTATGGTTCCGACAGTTACGAGTTATTTTACAAAAAACGTATTCCTAACAATGTAGGTGATCACGAATTACAAAGATACATTAGAGAAGAATTTGCATGAAAATATTAGTTACAGGTAGTAAAGGATTTGTAGGCAGTGAACTAGTAAAACATTTACTAGGGCATCAAATTTATACTATTGATAAAAGTGCCGGACAAGATTTACTTACTTGTGATTTAAACTATGAAGTTGATGCAGTAATTCATTTAGCGGCAAGTAGTGGAATTAGACCAAGTCTAGTTGATCCAGATGCTTATTGGCGAAACAATGTATTAGCAACCAAAAGATTATTTGAGCATTTTAAAAATACAAAAATATTATATGCTAGTTCGAGTACTGCAAAAGAACCTGATAGAAATCCTTATGCACTTTCAAAATATACAGTTGAACGCATGGCGCCAGAAGGTAGCATAGGATTGCGTTTTTGCACTATATACAATGACAGTCAGCAAAGGCCCAATATGTTTATACCTCGTTTATTTAGAAAAGACATTTCATTTATTAACACAAACCATAAAAGAGACTTTATCCATATAAGTGATGTTTGTGAAGCAATTAAATTTTTATTAACACAACAAGTTTCAGGAGTATTTGATATTGGAACAGGTATCAGTACACCTTTAAAAGAGATTACCGACTTTTTCAACATAAAGGTTGAAGAACGAATTGGTGATGAACACGAAAGGTTAGATAATATTGCTGACATTTCGAAATTACGAGATTTAGGTTGGGAACCAAAAGTAAAACTTTTTGAATACCTTAAACAAAAAAGAGACTTGACTTTTCCACAAAACCTAAATATAATAAACAATTAACAGGAGAAAACCCAATGAAGGACATTTTACAAGATATTGTTGCTCATACACATTCCTTAGGTTTCTTGAATCTAGTGAAAGTTACAAGTGACGATCAAGCAACAGGTATCGAAAGTATGGCAGAAGATAGAAGTGTTATCTTAACTGCGAATACAAATAGCAACGTTACAGAATTTAACGGTGTGTTTGGTATGCCTAACTTAGACAAGTTAGCATTACACTTAAAGAATCCAGAGTATCAAAAGAATGCAAAGATTTCTGTAGAACAACAGGAAAGGAACGGAGAAACAGTTCCTACACATATTCACTTTGAAAACGAAGGCGGTGACTTTAAAAATGATTATCGCTTTATGAACAAAGCAATTATTGAAGAAAAACTTAAGAGTGTTAAGTTTAAAGGCGCAAGTTGGGAAGTAGAATTTGAGCCAAGTGTTGCTAGTATCAATAGAATGAAATTACAAAGTGCGGCACATACAGAGGAAACTGTGTTTAATGTTAAAACAGACAACGGTAACCTTGTGTTTGCATTTGGTGATCAAAGCACACACGCAGGTGAGTTTATTTTTCAACCATCAGTAGGTGGTGAACTAAAACACACTTGGAGTTGGCCAGTAACACAGGTTCAAGCAATACTTGGACTTGATGGTAAAATTAATATGAAGATCTCAGATCAAGGTGCGATGCAAATTAGTGTAGATAGCGGACTTGCTAACTATGATTACATTTTGCCAGCACAATCTAAATAGGAGTTGTATGACGAGTGTTGATGAAAGAGACAGTGATGCTACTTGGGAAAATGAACAAAGTATGGTTACAATTCCCCTAAAGGAGTATGACAAACTTCGTGAAAGACAAAAGTATATTACTGATAGAGATATGATTGCAGTGATAGACAAAATCGAAGAACTTGTAAGAGCACTAAGAAAACACATTGTAAGGACGGAACTAGATTGAATACTAACCTAACACAAGAACAAAAAGACTACGCAATTTTTCTTCCAGCGATTAGCGGATTCTTTGCAACCTTCATTGGTAAGCAACGTAGAGAAGAATATGTAGAAAAGTCACGAATACCATCTAACTTTCCAAATGAAGTAGAAAGCATGAACTGGCTAAATCCTAGCAAGAGTATGTTTGAATACAAATGGAGTTTGTATTCGGCAGGACACGCCGACTTAGATGTTAATAAAGATGTTTCTAAAGAACTAATGGTACGTGATCGTGATAGACAAAACTCTTGGTTGTTAGGTGATTCAGGTGGTTTCCAAATAGGTAAGGGTGTATGGGAAGGTGACTGGAAAGATCCTAATTGCCCTAAAGCAAAAAAGAAACGTGAACAAGTTTTAACTTGGATGGACGCATACATGGATTATGGTATGATACTTGATATTCCGGCTTGGGTATCTCGTTCTCCTGCGGGTGTAAAAGCAACAGGTATTAGTACATATCAAGAAGCAGTAGCGGCCACTAGAATAAACAATGATTACTTTATGAAAAATCGTAATGGTAATTGTAAGTTCTTAAATGTATTACAAGGTGAAAATCATGCTGACGCAGAAGATTGGTATCAGCAAATGAAAGACTACTGTGATCCTAAAAAATATACAGATCACTTTAATGGTTGGAGTATGGGTGGACAGAATATGTGTGATATTCATCTTGCTCTTAAACGTCTTGTTGCATTACGTTTTGATGGATTACTTGAAAAAGGTAAACATGACTTTATGCACTTCTTAGGTACAAGTAAACTAGAGTGGGCAACACTTCTTACAGATGTACAAAGAGCAGTAAGAAAATATCACAATGAAAACTTTACAATTACATTTGATTGTGCAAGTCCTTTCTTGGCAACTGCAAATGGTCAAGTATATTGTGAACTAGAAACAAAAGACAGAACCAAATGGGTTTACAGAATGGTGCCTAGTATTGATGACAAGGCACTTGCAACTGATACAACACCTTTTGCTGATGCTTTTGTTAGAGAAGGCAAACATTCAAGTTTCTTAGATAGTCCTATTACTAAAGGACTTAATGCTAAAGATGTTTGTATATATGCACCAGGTGACCTAAATAAAATAGGTAAAGAAGGTAAAACAAGTTGGGATAGTTTTAGTTATGCAATACAAATGGGACACAATGTTTGGATGCACATCAACGCCGTCCAAGAAGCAAATAGACAATACGACAATGGAATCATTCCGTCAATGCTTGTGGAAGAGCGGTTTGACAGGTTATTTTTCCGTGATGTTGTGGAGGCAATATTCGCAACTGACAACAGAGACGAAGCGAATGCAGTAATAGAAGAATTTTCAAGATTCTGGATGTCAATTATTGGCACTAGAGGAGCAACAGGTAAACGAACTATTAATGCAAGTACGCAGTTCGCAAACCTATTCGAGGAAACTTCAGACTCTGCTACAAAAACAGAACCTGCAGAGGAGTTTACTGAAGAAGAAAACAATAAACTGGAGGAACTAGAAAATGGCCCACAAATCTAAAAAGTTAGGCACATTGGAAAAAGAGTTCACTTACTATCATAAAAAAGTTGAACAAATGGAAAAAGAACGTAGGCAAGATAGATCATGGACAGGCAAAGAAATATTACAAAGGCATAAGAAAATTAAACTAGCGATAAAAGATGCAATCGAAGATGTTAAAAAAACCTTGGGACTCAATAGATCCTAACGAAGTAGGAATGGAGACTACTCCATTATTTACTACTCCGTTTTCGCGGGAGAATCTAACTATTAACAATAATAGTTTGATGAAGTATGCCTACAAAAAAGCAGGTCCAAACAATCAAAGCAGTCACTTAAATTTACATGACAAAGAACTTTCGGATTTACTTGAAGCAGTAAACTTACATTGTAAGAAGTTAACAATGCTTTGGGGTTTAGTAGAAGATTGTGAAATAAAAGTTAATCAAGCATGGTTAAATGTAACACGACCTTTAGAACATCCACAGAACATTAATGAAACTCATATGCACCCAAGACACTTTACAGCCTGTGTATATTATATTAAAGCAGATCAAAACTGTGGCGATTTGGTTTTATTTCCACCAGCACAGACTACTGAATATGCTTTACCGCCAAAACTAGTTGGTATGGGTAATGAATTTAATGGTACAAGATATACTGTGACACCAAAAGAAGGAATGCTTATTAGTTTTCCTGGGTGGATAAATCATCAAGTAAAAGATAACTTTAGCAATAATGATAGAATTAGTATTGCTTTTAATTGCGATTTGTCAGGATCTGCTCTTGACAATCCAACACTATGAGGTTAATATAATAATATGAAAAGAGATTATGCATCAGGTGTAGACGAAAATGTAGTTTATTTCACAGGGTTTGAAGTAGAAAGAACTCCTGCATATGACATGGACACATTGTTTGTTGTAGGTTGTAGACCTTTAGAAGAAGTTATTGCCAAAGCAGAAGAAACACACGTAGATCATATCTATCTAGGTGCTAACCAAAGTTTTGTTCCTAAAGAAGATTGGGAAGAACTAGTTTATGGTTTATTGGATAAGAAGTATATGGTTACTTTAGATTATGATGTAAAATATCATGATTGGGTGCTAGAAAATGGATTCAATGAAAGACAGAACTTTATAAGTCAAATAAGCATTAAGTTGCCTTATATAAATCAATTAAACTATAATGCTTGTATCAAAATTGATGATACAGACTTTAAATTTTCCAATCCAGGTGTATGGGTACATCAAATACACGACTTATTGGAACGTAAGAAATTCACAAGTTGGAGTGAATATGAGGAAGATAATCCGGTTGACAACGGAGGCAAAAGGTAGTATATTATGAGTATAACTGATAGATTAATACAAGAACAGTTTGAAAAAGACAGAAAAGATAAAACTATGAATACAGCAAAAAGAATGATTTGGGTTACTTTTAGAAAAGAAGGTATCCATAAATATCCGGCGGCATTAGATGATCCTAATCTAGCAACTGGTGATGAGTATGATGTGTCGTTTTTAGGTTATCCACACAGACACATCTTTCACTTTAAAGTCGCTATTTCTGTAACACACAATGACAGAGATATCGAGTTTATACAATTCAAGAGATGGTTAGAAAAACTTTATGAGGAGAAGACACTTGAATTAGATTATAAAAGTTGTGAAATGATGAGTGATGATTTGTACAATCAAATCAACACAAAATATCCTGGAAGAGAAGTTCATATAGATGTGTCCGAAGACGGAGAGAACGGTGCACATATTGAATACTACAAATAGAAGGAACCAGAAAATGAAGACCTACTGGGAAGAGCATCCAGAGATCGTAAAGATTTTCGACGATCTTGATTCTTACCGCTATTTTTGTCAAACGTATGGTTTTACGTTTGATGAAAAAGATTTGTATAATACTAAATCTAAGATTTGGCAATTATACTTAGATCCTTCCAAACTGCGTAAGCCAAGAAGGTTTGGAAACAAAAGGAGAATGCATTGACCATTTATATCGTTGACATTGAAGCAGTAGATACACGTTACACAAAGCAATGGAAAGATTATCTTCCAAAGCAATTAAAACGTGCAACTAACTCTAATGTCGAAGTTATAAGTGGAGGAGAGACGCCTCAGGCTACTACGCCTGGGGCATTTCTTAACTTTGGTGGGACAAATGTTTACAAAAGTAAACAACTAGAAATCATTGGGGAGAAGTTTTGTAATGGCGAAATTAAAGATGGCGATTACTTTCTTTATACTGATGCTTGGAATCCTACTGTTATCCAACTTAAATATATGGCTGAACTGCTCGGAGTTAAAATTAAAGTGGGTGGCTTGTGGCACGCCGGCAGTTACGATCCTGCGGACTTTTTAGGAAGACTTATTGGTGATAAGCCTTGGGTTAGAAATGCAGAACGTTCTATGTTTGAATGTTATGATAATAACTTTTATGCTAGTGATTTCCACATAAACATTTTTGTAGATGCATTTAAAGAAGTTGGCAACTATGTAGGATTAAGCACAGATAAAAGCAAAATACAACGTGTTGGCTGGCCTATGGAATATCTAAAGAATAGTTTAGATAGTTACAAAGGTATGCCTAAAAAAGATATTATTTTATTCCCACATAGAGTTGCTCCAGAAAAACAACCAGAAATATTTAGAGATTTAAAAGAACACTTATATGATTATGAATTAGTTATTTGTCAAGAAAGAACACTTACAAAGAACGAATATCATAATTTACTAGGTGAAGCAAAGTTGGTGTTTAGTGCTAATTTGCAAGAAACACTTGGTATTAGTTGGTATGAAGGTGCATTAGTTAATACTATTCCAATGGTTCCTGATAGATTAAGTTACAGTGAAATGGCACTTGATGAATTTAAATATCCAAGTGAATGGACTGAAAGTTTTCAGTCTTATGAAAAACACAGAGAAGCAGTAATAAGTAAAATTAAAGACTATATGGAAAACTATGAAAAATACTTGCCTGCACTTTCTAAACAAACAAAAGTATTACAAGATAAGTTTTTCAGTGGTAAAGCATTATATGGGGCAATAAATGACCAAGAAAGAACTTAACGAAAAATTTACTATCAGTATAGGCGATGAGACTTATACAAGTGCCTGTACAACTGCCTGTACAACTGTCGGTGGTATTGTTTCAACAAATAACGACTACAACATTACATATACTGCACCATCAGACTACACTCTAGATGAAGATGCACTTAACAGTGGAACAACACTTACATTTGATACAAGCACAGACTTTGCACCATCATTTGGTAACTTAGATACAGGTGATGATACTTGGCCAAGTAAGTATAGAATTGAGGATATGATTGATTTATATCCTGCTTTGAAACTACAATATGATAGATTTGTAGAAGTATATAGACTATGTGTAGACGACTATAAGTCGCAGAAAGAAGATAAAGATGAAGCACCTTTTTAACTTTTTTAAGGATAGGAAACGTATTATTACAGATAGAACAGGTACAATACCTTATCTTATTCGTTACTATATATTCTTAAAAGATAGAAATGACTTTCCTTTTAATGTTACACTTCACAAAGTTTTAGTAAGTGATGAACCAACACTACATGATCATCCATGGGATTGGGGTGCTATGATATTAAAAGGCGGATACTGGGAACATACTCCAGAAGGAAAGTTTTGGAGAGGACCTGGACACATAAGATTTAGAAAGGCAGAAGATCTGCATTGGCTAGAACTTGCAAAAGACAAAGACGGAAATGAAATTCCTTGTTGGAGCATATTCTATATGGCAAAGAAAAGAAAGGATTGGGGATTTGTTAAAGATGGTATTTGGGTACAAAATCAAATCTATTTACAACAAACAGACCCAAGGCATAATCAAGGATGAATGATCCAGTAATATCAAAACTTCTTAATGGAAAAATGATCATATATGATGATGTGTTTATTCCGCCTGAACTACATGAACTAGTTATGGATGTAAAAAACTTACCATACTTATTTGGTGAAGTTGATAATGTTGATTTGCCTCCAACAGGAATGAGTACAGGTGATTATTTAGGTACAAAAATATTTCATACTCTTTGGGAATTTGTAGAAAAGCATTGTCCAGAAGTGCATGGATATATTTTAAAGAGATCACACGCAAATATTTTTGCTCCAAGAGAACCTGCTTTTTATCACGTTGATGATGAAAGAGAAGATGCATATACCTTTATGTTTTATGCAAATGAAACTTGGGACATAAATGATGGCGGCGAAACAAAGTTTATTACAAATTTAAAAGAAGAAGGTAAGTTAGAAGGCGATAAAGATTATCCATTAATTTATGCTATACCACCTATTCCAGGTAGAATGCTTATGTGGAAAAGCAATATCTTACATACTGCTACACCTTTAAGAGATGCACATAGGTTTACTCCTACGTTTAAGTTTGTTGCATATGACGAAGATGTGCATGGTAAACTACAAGGTGCAATTAGAATGGGATATCCAGAAACATATCCTTGGAATGAAGATGCATATATTCCGCCTTTGCCTATTAAGGAAATAGATCATAGTGTTGCTAATATAAGTGTATTTGAAACTAATATTACTAATGTAGATAATACAAAAGTATTAGAAGAAATAAACAATACATTAGATAATAGAATAGACAACAATCCAGAAGATACACACTATGAAGATTTAATATACCCAGACGGTCCTGCTTGTAAATTACTTACTGATGAAATAGAAAGAATAGTTACAGACAAGTATGGCGAACACGAACTAACAGGGGTATGGACTCATCTTACTGAAACTAATGGTAGTACAACATTTCATAATCATCATGGCAGTGATTTATCTTTTGTGTACTATCCTAATATTGAGCCTAAACAAGGTAATTTACATTTTAAAGTATTTGCAAACACAGACACATACGAAAAGCAAATTGTACCTACAACAGGTATGTTACTAATTTTTAAAAGCAGTATTCCACATTACACAGGTAAAAACGTAAGCGGAAAAAATAGATATTGCATAAGCGGAAACTTCAAAAGGAAGGAAAGTGTTTAATGCTTGGCAATTTCCACAAGGAGCAAATATGATTAAAAAACACTACTACACTTGGAATGATGTAGAAAATATGTGTGTACAGATTGTAAAAAATATGTATGCAGACAACTGGACACCTGACTACATAGTAGGTATTACACGTGGTGGTAATGTGCCAGCAACTATTATTAGTAACATGACTGGCATACGTTGTGAAGCATTGAAAGTAAGTTTACGTGACGATAATAGAGATAGCGAATCTAATGCCTGGATGAGCGAAGATGCATTTGGTTACAATGGTAATCCAGAAGTAACAAAAATACAAGGTTCAAGATGGGATCCTAGTCTACGTAAAAATATATTAATTGTAGATGACATCAATGATACAGGAGCAACATTTAATTGGATTAAAAAAGATTGGCAATCTACTTGTTTACCTGATGAGCCGTCATGGGAAACTGTTTGGGGTAAAAATGTTAGATTTGCAGTATTAACAGAAAATTTATCAAGCAATTTTGCTGACACTAACTATCATTGTCATGAAGTAAATAAAGCAGAAGAAGATGTATGGTTAGTTTATCCTTGGGAAAACGTAGGAAGTTATGATTAAAGTTGGTTGGTGTTGGACAGGTGCTATTCCAGAATTACTTGTAATGGAGCCTGAAAAACTAAACAAAATAAAAGTTACAAATAAGAATTATAGTAACAGAGGTGTAATAGATTGTCCGTCTTTTACATCTTGGTTTAATTCTTATTATGTACTTAAAAGTCCAATTAACTTTAAAGCATCTAGCACAGACAAAGGCATAGAAATAACAAGTGATGAAGTAGATACACATCAATTACAAAATTTAATAACAGTACACCCAGAAGAAGACTGTTATGATACTAATAAACAAATGTTTCAATTTAGTTTAAAATATTTGTTTGTTGCAGACTCTCCATGTTTAATGGAAATTACACCACCCTTTATGCACAATGCAAAATGGAAGAACAATGTTATAGGAGGAAGTTTCGATATACAGAAATGGATAAGAAGTATAAGTTGGGGATTTGTGTTTGATAAAATTGGTGATAGCATAAACATCAAAAGAGGCGATCCTTTGTGTTATGTTAAGTTTACAACACCAAAATTGACAGAACCCATCAAACTTGTTGAAACAGAGTTTACTCCAGAAATCATACGCGAATTGGAAAGAAAAGATCACTTGACACAATTCAAAAAAGGTGGTATAATTAATTTAATGAACAGAGCATTAAAATTACGACCCAAACGTTTGATTAAGGAGATACCTGATGTCAAACGTGATTAAATTTCCGGCAAGAACAAAAGTATATTCTTTGTCTTTTAAGATTACAGAAGTATTTCATATGACAAAGAATGATACTAATAGTGATATAGGATTAGAAATTCAAAATGGTTTAGGAACTGCTTATGTTCCTGCAACTACAAAAGACGAGGCTAGAAGAAGATTGCACACTTTGTTACCTGTAATAGAATGGATTGATGATAATGAAATTTGAAGAAACACCTTGGAAAGATGTATTAGTAGATACAAAACAATTTACTGTTTTTAAGGACAAGTTTCCTGTTACAGAAGGACACGTTCTATTTGTTCCTAAGGTAGAAGACTGGGAACACTTAACCGCTTGTTTCACTGCCGCTTATAAATGGGGATATGATTGGGTTGAACGTGGATATTGTGATGCATTTAACATAGGACAAAACGTTGGTAAACAAGCAGGACAAACTGTAATGTATCCACACGTACACTTGATACCAAGACGTGAAGGCGACATGAAAGATCCTAAAGGTGGTGTTCGAGGCGTCATTCCAGAAAAACAAAAATATGTTGATAAAGAAGCAAATAGACGTAATGGTATTTTTACAACAGAAGAAATACTAGAAGCACAAGAAAGGATACTTGCAGAATGAGAATCGCGGCGTTAGGTTGCAGTCATACCTGCGGATATCATGTTGGTGACTTACCAGATAATGAACAAGATTGGAATTTAGAAACTTGGCCTTTTAGTGGTAAATGGAATGATAACAACTGGGCAGAATACTATATAAACAATAAAGGTGCTGACGGAGTTATATTTGCTAATCCTAGTAACGGTTGGTGGGAATATAGCGAATGGTTAAGTTTTCTATTTAAAAAATATGATGATATAAAAGAAGTTGTTGTACAGAATACATATTGGAATAGATTTAGATTGAGTATGCACTATCCTCAACACTATGAAAAAATGATTCCATTAGATGAATTATATGCACTAGAACATAAAAAAGGTAATATTGATTTATGGATTAAAAGAATTCATAATAAAGAACAAGATGTATTTGATATTCCGATGCAGGCTTATCCAGTAGACTTTCAAAATAATTGTAAGTTTACTGTAAAATTTGATCCAAGGTTTATGATGGGCGATCCTGATTTAAGATCAGTTCCGTATATGACTGTAAAAACTTGGATGGAACTTATGAGCCTAAAAGCACAACGTGAGTTTGCTAAAGAGTTATATATTATGCAAGAGTTGTGTCGTAACAATGGAGCAAGTTTCAAAGTGTTTGCTTTGAATAAATGGACTTTCATTCCTGAGAATTTAAATGACTTCTTTAAATTCGACTTAATGGAAGTTGCAAAACAAGATGTAGAAAGTTGGTTTCTACAAAACTTGGATACTAATATTGGTACAAAAACGATAGATGACGAACACTATAATAAAGAAGTTCATGAGATTATAGCAAGTAAATATCTACCATCACAGTTTGGAAAGGAACAGTAATGAGTAAAGTTGGCGAATATAGCAGAGACAATACAATAGAGGCTTTAATCAAACACGCAGAAGGACACATTCATAAACACGCAATGAATGTTGAAATCTTTTTGAAGAATGCCGCAGGTGTTGGTGAACATCCTGATGTATTGGATTCGATTGAAAAAGAACTTAAGGTTATTGCCGAGTATGATGATCAAATTGAAATGCTCAAAAAGTATTTCTAAGTGCATAAAAAACTTGACAAAAACCTAAATAACGTATATACTGTAAAGTATATTTGAACGCGGAGACATCCACGTCTATAACTCGGAGAAGTAAATTGAGCAAAACAAAAGAAATTATACAAAGGCTTAAAGACAAAAACATAAGGTATTGGGCAAATGACAATATCAGTGAAGTGCTTGAAGAAGGCGACAAACAAGCAATCATTGAAGAAGCCATTCCTGCATTTGAAAATGTCTTACAAAAATTATTAATCGACACAGAAACAGATCCTAACAGTATGGATACTGCTAGGCGTATGGCAAAGATGTATATCAACGAGATTATGTCTGGTAGATATGACAAGATGCCTAACCCTAGTGCCTTTCCTAACTACATAGAAGGTGGTTATGAAGGTATGCTTGTTGTGAGAAGCGAACTTACAAGTTTGTGTTCACATCATCACCAGACTGTAAAAGGTGTGGCATATATTGGTATTATTGCTGGTCCTAAATTATTAGGTCTTAGCAAATATACTCGTATTGCACAATGGTGTGCTATGCGAGGAACACTACAAGAAGAACTTAATGTTATGATTGCAGATGCAATACAAAGAGAGACAGGTAGTGAACACGTAGGTGTTTATGTACAGGCAACTCATGGTTGTTGTGAAAACAGAGGTATTAAAGCACATAGTTCTTTAACACAGACTACTGTTTTACGTGGAGCATTTAAAAATGATCCAGCAACTAAAAAAGAGTTTATTGATAATGTTAAATTACAACAAGAGTTCTCAAAGGATTAATATGAAAAAAGTAGCAACAAAAGATCCAGGTGCAGGGCATTTTGCCGTGAGTCTGGTTAAGAGCATTTTTAGATTTGTAGCATCAGGCTTACTTGCTTGGGCAGGATTTAATTTATGGACTGGAGAAATAATGTACACTGACTTCTTTATTACTGAAGTTGGATTTTTAATGATGTGTTCAGGTGCAGTATTTTTCCTAGCAGAAGTATTAGGCATTGTAGAGGAGATTGTATAATGATTGGGGAAGGACCTATGAAAGAACATATTGAAAGAAGTACTGAAGGTGTAATCAAAGCAGAATACACTACATATAGAATCAAAGACGGTGTACTTGTTAAGGATACTAGCACTCGTAACTTTCATAGTAATGGTGATTACAACGATAGTTATGTAAATGAACCTCTTGCAAGTTTGCAGGACTAAAATGGACAAAGCAGAGAAGAAATATTATTACAGTGAAATCTTTCACAGTATTCAAGGAGAAGGACACTATACAGGTGTTCCGACTGCTTGGATAAGATTTTTTCTTTGTAACTTACAATGTAGTGGGTTTGGGCAAATAGATCCAACTAATCCAGAAACATATGATTTGCCATTTTTAGATTATGATGTAAGTCAGGTAAAGAGAGTTGAAGATCTTCCTGTTTGGGAAAAAGGTTGTGACTCTTCTTATACTTGGGCAAAGAAGTACAAACACTTAATGGGGCAAGAAACTCCTACTGTATTAGCAAATAAGATTGTTGATATATTAAGAACAGAT